TGAAGATTTCAAGCATTATGTTTTATCTACCGATTGGATGTATTCAATAGTCATTAAAGCAGCCAACTGGCAGAGGGAAATAGACGAAAATTCACCAGAATTACTATTACCTATCACAGGATTAACTGTAGAGATAACCCCACACATTCAGGGTTCAGGTGGTGTGGGCAAGTTCCTTACTAATATCGCCATGATTGGGATTGGAGTTGCATTAGTTGCCATTCCTGGCGTTGGATCGGTTGCCGTAGGCTTAGGCTGGGGTTTGATTATTTCAGGTGCTACGGGACTATTACAATCTATTCTTTTTGGTAATCCTAGCGTTGATAGCAATGCTATTGATGACCGCCGCTCTACATTTTTCCAAAGTCCAGGATATAGCACCAAGGAAGGTACGCCAATTCCCCTGGCATTTGGTAAAGTTTTAGTCAAAAACTTTCAAGTTTTATCTGTAGAAATTGACTCCAATTTCACCACTAATTAATCAAAAGGAACTTGAAAAATGGCAGAAAACTTATCTGGTTCTGGCGGATTATTTGGAGGTAGACCAAGCAGCCAATCAACGAGACAACAAATTACTGACGCAATATCAGGAACAACAAACGACAACGTTAAGCTCGTCTTAGGTATTTGCGAAGGAACTATTGGAGGTATGGTGAACGGTGGCAGAGACCTTTATTTTGATAAAACACCATACATGAACGCTGACGGAACTGTGAATTTTGCTAACGTCACAATGTCAAGCACGACAGGAACAAATTCCACTTCCCAGGCTTTAAGTTTACCAGACGGCTCGTTTTCCGATAATCCTGTTAACGTTGCTATTAAGTACAACATTCCCCAAACTAGGACTATATCCAATGCAGACTTAACCGATATTCAAGTTAAGTTAGGCATACAACTTCAGTACAACGATGCAAATGGTGATGTCAGGCAAGCGACAATAGGCTTCGATATTCTCATAAAAGAAGGCATTAATGGTAATTTTGCGACTCGATATTCATCGGGAAATTTAATCGCTAGATATTCAGAAGAAGTAACATTTGACTACAGATTTCCTGTTAATAGAAACGAAAGTTATTTTGAAGTTAGAGTATTAAAAACCGGGCCAGTAGAACCGCCAAGTCCTATACCGCCAAACACAAGCTATGTAACAGCTAATCTCAGATGGGTAAGCTATACAGAAATAACAAGCGATCGCATAGCTTACATCAACACCGCTTTACTAAATCTCCAGTTTCCTGCAAAAACATTCCCATCTACCCCAGAAATATGGGCAATGTTACAGTGTATGATTTGCGAAATTCCTAGTAACGCAACCGTGAACGCCACTGACAATGGAACAGATTATAGCGGTGGCTGGAATGGTACTTTTTATACTCCCAGTAGAGCCACAGCAGATCCGGCTTGGATAGTATGGAAATTACTGACCGAACCGAGATTTAATCTAAATATTCCTACTCAATACATAGATAAATATGCACTATATCAGTGTAGTGTGTATAATAATCAGTTTGTTTCAAATGGTGGTGGTGGTTTAGAGCGAAGATTTTTGTTCAATACCGTACTAGGTTCAGGTGGGCAAGAAGTAGTTCTAGAAATGACTAGAGCCATTTGCTCTACCATGTATGCCAAACCTTATTGGAACGGTTCACAGATTAGCTTCTGGCAAGATAGACCTACAACAGCATTGCCAAAAATTCTTACCAACTCTGATGTTGAAGAAGGTAAATTCGTTTATCAAACACCTGAATTAAACACAGTCACAACTATCGCTAAAGTCTCCTATCAATCAACAGTTGAAGACTGGGAATTAGTGCCAGAAATAATAGAAGATATCCCAGCCATTCAACGCTATGGAGTACAAGTAGAAGAGTATGCTTTATTGGGCGAAACTCGCAGGGGTGCTGCTATCAGGTCAGGAAGAAGAACTATTTTAGGGTCACAACCTAATAATATTGTCCTTACCTGTAGAGTGAGAACAAGGGCAATGTTCTTTTCGCCTGGCGATGTAATTCAAGTTGCTGATAGTGCTAAAAATAGAGTTAGAATTGGTGGTTTAGTTTCAGTAGCAATCACCACTAAAATAACAATTGATTCGCCAGTAACATTAACAGCAAGCGCAACTAAAAAGATTTTATTAACATTACCTGATGAAACAGTTGTAGAAAGAACAATTAGTAACGGTGCAGGAACATTTACAGAAATTAATTTAACCACACCTCTAACAACCTTACCCGCACCTGAATCACCTTGGCAAATAATAGATACTATTAACAGGACTCAACTTTATCGGATTACAGAAGTCAATCCAGTAGAAGACAATTTAAACCTATTTGACATCACCGCAAAAACCTATAGTGCCGACTACTATACTCAGATTGAATCGGGCATAAAAATACCTGCAATTGTTCCGGTGGCAAGGCTTCCAATAGTTGCATCACCACCTATAAACGTTTCATCCAAAATGATAAGAATTACCCATGGTGACATCACCAGCTATACATTGATAGCTTCATGGCAACGCCCAACAAAAGTTGTTAACGGTGTTACAGTTGAAGAACCATACACCGATAGATACAAAGTAGAATTAAGAAGAGGACAAACTTCTGAATGGGGATCTACACAAATTACCACAGAATTATCAGCTAGATGGGAAAACGTAGGTAATGGATTTTTTTATGTGCGAGTAGCTGCAATTACAACTAACAACAAAGTAAGTACGTACGCTGAAGCTGCATCGTCAGCACAAGTAACGGCCGACGTAAGCAATCAATACTTTACGGTTTTTACAGGAGAATTTTAAATGCCTCAACCATATATAGATGTAACGGGAGCGACTGCGTATAGAGAAGCGACTGGAGATGGTACAGTCGTCAGTCCTTACATTCCTAGATTTACGGCGGTTCAGCAAGGAACTTGGAGCGTAGGTCTAACTGGTACATTGCCAGCTTTTGCGTCCACACCTACATTCAATATAGGTACTGCACCAAGCTTGACTTTTACCAATACCAGCTTTACAGCTAATGCTGGCACTAATTTAAATACATCTTTATTAGCATTAGAGTCTGGGGGCAATTTAGCTAGTATCAACACCAAACTACCTAGTAATTTAACTGTTACAGCTACTCGTTTGTTAGTTGATGGTAGTGGAGTAACACAACCTATAAGTGCCGCAAGTTTACCACTGCCGACAGGTGCAGCCACATCTGCAAACCAAACTACTGGCAATACATCACTAGCAAGCATTGACGGCAAACTCCCGTCATCACTAGGGACAAAAACTTCTTCTGCTTCTTTGTCCATAAGTCCCGCTTTTGCAGCAACATCAACATTAACAAACGTAGCCAGTAGCGCAACATCTGTAACATTATTGGCTGCAAATAACAACAGAAAAACAGTGATAATACTGAATGATTCAACAGCAGACTTATATGTAACATTAAATGCCAGTGCAGCAAGCACTACAAACTACTCGCTATTTTTAGCTGCTAAAGTAGGCAATACTCCATCCTCTGCTATTTTTGGAGGAGATGACTACTCAGGTGAAATCAGAGGTATCTGGTCAAGTGCAAACGGATTTGCAAGAATTACGGAGGTTGTGTAATGGGAATTGTTATAAATAATCCAAGTAATGCCACATTAGCTGACAATTCGGTAACTACAACTAAGATTGCCGACGGTGCTGTCACACCCGCAAAATTAAGTACGGCAGTGCAAGGAAATAACTACAACTATATTATTAATAGCGATTTTAAAGTAGCTCAGGCAACTACTTCAGCAGAAATCATAGCTGGAAATTCTGTGCCAACCGCATCTTTAGGGTATCCAGTTTTTGACTGCTGGTTTGTTTATTGCATAGGAGGCAATATAACTCAAGTGGCGCAATTTCCAGAAGGGTCAAATTCGGCTAAAAGTCTTAGAATAATGACCATATCTTCCTCTATTACCTCAATAGGAATAGGACAAAGAATAGAAGCTATTGACGCTGTTAATTTAGCAACAAAAACAGTAACTTTATCCTTTGAATGCTCCCACACTTTTCTTACTTCCTTAACAATTACAGCAAGCAGACCAACGACATCCGCTAATACTTTTGGGACTATTGCTAGTCCCACGAAAACTCAAATTGCTACTACAACAATCTCTATTACCAGCACTTCAACTAGATATTCCTGGACTTTTACCTGTCCTCAAGAAGTAGAAAGAGGTTTAGAGATTTTATTTACATTAGGGGCTACAGACAACGCTGCTCGTTATTTCTATTTAGCTAATGTAAAATTAGAAGAAGGCTCTTCAACTACTACTTTCATTCCTACAATCTATGCAGAAGAATTAAATAAATGTCAAAGGTACTTTTCGATTCTTCCTGCATCTTTGTATGGGTATCCTAGTCCTAGCACTGGTGGGTTTGCGTTCAATCAATTATATCCCCTTCCATGTGTAATGAGAATTGCCCCTGTTGTTAGCAGAACATATAGCAGTCAGGCTAACATAAGTTCTACATCTCCACAAAATATAACTCCTTACTTTTTTATTGATCGGATAATATCTACCGCAGGAACTAATACTACTTGGCAGTTAGCTGCAACCTGCTCTGCTTACATACCTTAAAACCACATCAAAATACTACTATGTACAAACTAACAACTAGTTCCGATATAATTATCAGACTTCAGGACGGGGCAATTATTCCAAAAGGAAATAATGGCGACTGGCAGCTTTACGAGGCTTGGTTAAAAGAAAATAATATTCCCGAACCTGCTGACGTTGTAGCTGTTTTTCCTAATTGGGATGAGCTTTATCGCAATCTTTTGATTGGTAATTTAAAGCCTTTATATATGAGCGTAAAAGAGGCGGCTAAAACCAATAATATTATTTCTGTTGATTACGTAAATCTTATTATGGTTATTTCCAATATTCGCACAGAACAAGCATTGAAAGAATGTTTTGATGAGTTAATTGATGATGGATACTCACTAGATCCAGACCACGTTACTGAATGGAATACCGCATTAATTAATTTTGGTTTCAGTCCAATTGCACAACTTTAATTAATCATGATTTCACCAATATTAGTATTACCGCCGACTAAATGGGAATTTAGTCAAGAAACAAAAATACAGACCCAAATCACTAAATTAGGTGATGGTTATGGAGTAATAGCTTTAGTACCTAATTCTCTTAGAAATACCACCGAAATAGTCATCCCTAATTTAAGTACAGCTATCAAAAACAACATCATTTCTTTGTTTATAGAATATGGAGGCATTACAAAATTTAGGTGGCGGCCTTTAGATACTTTTCCTTACAAGGAGTACATTTGCGATAAGTGGAGCGTAATTCAGCAAGGAGTGTATTTATGGCAAATAACAGCAACCTTTACCGAGCAAAAGACAGCCGAACCATCATCTAGCACAGCAATTGATAGGCTAAAGATCAAATATTTCCCATTAGACCCAATTGCCGATTTTACATATGTTAGGCAGTATAATTACGGTGCGGCACAAGACGCATTGACATCCCACGGCACTTACCCAGGCTCTGGTGCTTTTATTGGTGGTGTGTTATTGCAAGATGGTAGAGTATTCTGTGTGCCATACAATTCAACTACAGCGAGAATATACAATCCTGTTACAAATATACTTACAATACCTGGAGGTACTTACCCCGGTGCTATTGCTTTCGCCGGTGCTTTTGCTGGTGGTGTATTATTAAGCGACTCTAGAGTATTTTGTGTACCGTACAACTCTACTACAGCGAGAATATACAACCCTATTACTAACGCAACAACGACACCCGGTGGTACTTATCCGGGCAACATTGGCTTACTTGGTGGTGTATTACTAACTGATGGTCGAGTGTTTTGCGTACCGCACAATTCTACTACAGCAAGAATATACAACCCTATTACAGACACACTTGCAACACCCAATGGTACTTATCCAGGTAATAAAGCTTTTGCTGGTGGTGTATTACTAACTGATGGTCGAGTATTCTGTGTACCACATAACTCTACTACAGCAAGAATATACAATCCTACTACGGACACACTTGCAACACCCAATGGTACTTATCCAGGTAACGGTGCTTTTTTCGGTGGCGTATTACTGGCTGATGGTCGAGTGTTTTGCGTGCCGCACAATTCTACTACAGCGAGAGTTTTTGATCCTGCCACTAATACATTAACCACGCCGAGCGGCATTTCCTCTTTTGGGTTTGTTGGTGGTGTTTTGTTGCCGGACAAGAATGTGTTTTGTGTACCCGCAGTTTCAAGCACAGGTAGAATTTATAACCCAATTACTAATACTTTAACGGCAACTAATAGCGTGTTTCCTGTAGGAGGAAATACCTTCTATGGTGGTGTCTTGTTACCTGATGGTCGGGTGTTCTGCGTGCCTCTTGATTCAACCACAGCAAGAATATATGGGACTCGCCTCTCTACCAATCTTCCTATGGGTAGAACGCACTCTGCATTTGATAACAAACTTTAAGAAATTTATCAGGTAAAACTATGACTTTATTATCAAATACTCAACAACTAGATACAGAAATATTCATAGATTTAATTAATATCAAAAATCAAGATTTTGATATAAGAATTTGCAATTATGGAACTGTCAGTTTTGGCAATATCACCTATCAAGGATTTCCCTGCAAAATCAGTAGTTTTAGTAAATCAGGTGAGAGTGTAGAGGCGCGCTCATCCTTGATAGTTTCAGATATATCAGGACTAGTGGGTGATGTAATAGATAGCTATTTTGTTATTGGTGCAGATGTTAATGTTAAGCGCACTCAGCCAATGTTTTTAGACGGAGAACAAACAGCAGATTCTACTCAATTTTATGAATTAAATTTAAAAGTCAATCAATATACCGGGGAGTATCAAAATCAATTTACATTTTCTCTCACACCTTACTCATTAGAAAGAAAAAAACTACCAGCTAGAATTTATTCCAAACGTTGTCAGTGGCAACTTAGCGATCAGGATTGTCAAGCCCCGATAAATATTCATTTTGATATTTCTGGCAACCCGACTACAGCAGCAAATAGAGCCTGTAGAAAAGATTTAGATGCTTGTAAGCAGTATCATGGTAATACACTGAGATTTGGTGGTTTTCCTTCCGTCAACAGAATTAGGAGCTAATAGCTAGTCCCTATCTTTTAAGCCTTGTCTTATCAAGGTTTCGTCAATCTCCTTGATTTTCTTAGAATTTTTAGCCACAGCCGCCTTCATTTCTTGGCTTTCCATCACCTGATCAATACGCAAATTCAGGAACTCAAAGCGACCCTGTAAATCAGTTAACGCCACTTCATGAATCCTATCTTGAGCCTCCATCTGTGCCTCTAGGATTTTGTAATCTTCAGATTTTTTAGATAAATCAGCCTCTAATTTTGCCCACCAACCAAAGATAGGGAAAAAGAAGGCACTAAAAATAGTAAATTTATCAACAGCAGGGAAGGCAGCAACAACCAGCCTAGAAATCCCAAAACTACCGCCAGCTATTCCTAAAAATATACAGATTTTATAGAAATTAAATTGAATCTTTTTCATATACAATCCTCTTCTTTTTGGGTTAAATCACAAAACTTTATCCAAGGGGAAGGTTGTCCAGCAAAAGTTATTGTATTGTTGTGCTGTAATTTCCTGACTTCATAGCCTAAAAGCCTTACACCATCCACAAAAGTACCGTTTAGACTATTAATATTTTCTGCGATTGAACCATCTTTCACAGCCCAGTAATATTTACGGTCAAAGAATTTATGATAGATGATTTCGCACTGGGGAGGATAAGCAGATATAGCACAATATATTTTAATATTAGGAAATAATATTTCCGCTACTTGATGCTCTGAAATACTCAATTGTATCGCTAAAACCTCTTTGGTTCGCTTGACAATTACTTTAATAATTTTGTCCAAATCTATTTCTAGCAAGCAGACGTTCTCCGCCGCAACTTCTAACCATGTATTCATAGTCTTAAAAATATAGTCGTCAGCATTGCCGCTTACATTGTAGCAAAAATACATTAATGACAAAAAACTCCTGATTTCTCAGGAGTTAGCAATAAATTGAGGTGTTGATACACGGGGGGGAGGAATCGAACCATCCATTAATTTAACGTCCGCACCTAAGTGACCGACGGTTTTTCCATTAAACTACCCCGCGAAAACGCCATTCCTGTAATTCGCAAGGCATGAAGCCTATATTAGAATTAACGAGTTCCGGCGTAAAATCATCATAGCACAACTTTAGTTCAATGTTTTTGAACTACCCTAAAAACCCTTGCCAGCAAAACATTACAAGATTTTTTCTACCGCCTTCTAAGCGGACGGTCACAGGTTCGAGTCCTGTCGTACCCGTTCTTTAAAGTCCTGGTTTTCCAAGGCTTTTTTATTTATCTGTGGCACTTATGCGCGCTTGGAATATTGCTTTATATGATTTTATATTGCATCTTGAATAAATAATTTAGTACAGGATTAGTTCATGAAATGGACTTTGGAATCTGTTAACGAACGGCTCAAGGCTGGCAGGATTGGGGTTACAGTTTGCCAACGCGGCGATCGCCTTTCCCTTCGCGCTACCCTGCCACCGAAACCCGGTTCTGATAAACGCGCTCCCTATCAGCAATACCTAGCACTGGGAATTTATGCCAACCCCGCAGGACTACAACGGGCTGAAGCCGAAGCCAAAATCATTGGTGGGCTTTTGGTAACTGGTGGCTTTGACTGGTCAAAATACTTAGAATCCGAAACGACGAATGTGGGGACGTGCCGATACTGGATTGAGAAATTTAAGACAGAATACTTTGCGACCAATGGCCACGAACCAACCAAGCAGCAAACCTGGAAAGACCACTACGAAGTATTTTTCAGCCGCCTACCCCAAGACAAACCCCTAACCCGTGAGGTATTGATAGCCACAGCCATACAGACCGAAGCAAATACCTGGACTCGTCAACGGATTTGCCAGAAATTTGAGCAATTAGCCAAATTAGCGGGCATTGAATGCAGCTTAAAGAAATACCAAGGCAATTACAGCAGTGCCAGCCAAATCATCAGGCAACTGCCAACAGAAGATGAGATTATTGCCAATAGAGAAAAGATTACAAACCCGTCTTGGTTGTGGGTATTTGGCGCGATCGCCACCTACGGACTAAGACCCCACGAAGCGTTATTCTGTGAAATAGAGCAGGAGCATCCCTACCGATGCAAAATATTAGACGGCAAAACAGGTACACGCTTGGCTTATCCATTGCCACTAGAATGGGTAACGGATTGGCAACTATGGGAGATGCACAAGCCAACAATCAAAACAGATGATAGAACCTTTAAGGACATAGGCAACGTCATATACAAATCTCTTAAACGCTACAAAGTATCCTTCGCTCCCTACGACTTGCGCCACGCATGGGCAGTCCGAGCCGCACTAAAATATAAAATCCCCATATCCGTAGCTGCTAAGTGGATGGGACATAGTACAACTGTACATTTACGGGAATATCAACGACATATTACCGATGCTGACCATTTAGAAATTTTTAATAAATTTACCAGTACATAAGTGTAAAATTAAGAGCGATTTAATTTTGCGTCTAATCAGCAGGATATGATTGAAAACCTATCCGTTTTACTGAGTCGCTGCAAACGATTCAGAGTAGGGACGGAAATTTTAATAATTACTGATACTGATAATACATTAGTACAATTACTCAAAAAACAACATCAATTAATTAATTCTTTAATTGAGTCGGGGGAACATTGGGAAAAAATTACACTCAGGGCTGAAATGGGAAAATACAAATCTACCTTGTACTACCCCAAACCCAAGCCTCCAGTCATAATACAAGCAATGGCAAGCACAAGAACAACGGAAGCGGAAATTATTCATGAAATTACGAAGCACCCCTATCCATCTTCTTTAGTCAGGATGGAAGATGACAAGGGTATATTCGCTAACTCCCATATTAGCGAAAGCTCTGGTATTAATGCCAACAATTGGCTAGGTGCTAACATGAGCAGTTATTGGATACCAGAAGAGTTGCAACGCTACAAAACCCTATTACTACAAGACAGAGAACTAAGAAATTATACTTACACAGCTTATTTTTTCACTGGAGAAGCCGCAAAATTCACCGTTGACGCTCAACTAGTCAAATTCAATAATGATTTGTGTCGTTGGGTTCGCGTTCTTGGTTGTGAGTTGATTTCCTAGGACGGCAAAACTCAATCAACGCATCCCGAGTATCAAAAGTTTCTTCGGTGTGCGGGTTTTTCAATTGCACGGCCAACACAGACAGCAATCCCTCAACATCCTCTACAGATGCAGGTAACACACCGTGCATCAATGCCGTATATTGTTGAATAGACATATAAGCATTTTTAGCAAACCTTTCAGGACTTAGCTTGTTTGCTTTAAGATGCTGAAGAATTAAAGCTATTAGACAATCTACATCAATCATATTTGATACCATTAAAAACTCAGAATATTTGCCAGCTATAAGCGAAATTAATCGCTGCTGTTCACAAGCATTTAACGCCAAAACTTGACCCAATACATCCTCCGCAGTACGTGGTTTAGCCCCACCTAATCCCAAATACTGATCCAATTCAAACCCAGGGCGACACCCCATAGCCAAGCATAAATCTACGTATCGCTCTAATCCTGGAGTGACTTTTTCAGACTGCCATTCACTCAAAGTAGACTGAGCAATCTTAGATTTTTTAGCAGCTTGATTCATGCTAGAAGCGCGGCTACATATACTTTTAATTAGGTTTCCTGCTTTCATGTTTGCAAAAATTTACAACTAATTTCCATAGTCTCACTGTTCCGCTACGATAAAGGTATAGAAAATACGATAAACTACGATAAACTACGATAAAGTTCGATAAACGCATATAAAGCTATGCAAAATAACCTTAGCATCAACAACAGTCCAGACTCTCTATCTAGGGATGGACAGGAAACTGTCATATTGTCCAGACAGGAATTGAATAATGTGATAAACGAAGCCGTAAATGCGGCCATGACCGAGTTTCAAAACCTTTTCATTGAAGTGATGGGAAGGGAAGCAGGTAGGGGCAATCAGTGGCTTAACACCGCAGCCGCAGCCGCAATTCTAGGCAAAAAACCCGACCAGTTGCGCTGCATGGTCAGAGATGGAAGACTGCGACTAAAACACGAAGTCCGCGACGATAGACCCAAGGGCGCGGAGAAGCCTGTGTATATGTTCCATGTCAACAAGTGCCAACAGCGCTTAATGACACCTCCAGAAAAGAGAGGGAAATGATGAGTTCCTCATTAATGCCAACGCTAGAATTTGCCGTGACGCTGCGAATATCCGAGATACATCGCGCCGGATATATCAGTGACAGGCTATTAAAAGAGGCTATTAATACAGCCGAATTAATTGCCCACGAAGGCGATACTTTACTCTATGGTGGTGAGCCTGGAAAGGCTGGGGAAATATTTAATAAATTAGCCATAGCCATCGCTGTTTTATCCTTTCAGCCTGGCGGGTTTTGCGGCTTGGGAATGAAGTTTATATCGGAATTTGCACCATGATTATTGAATTTGAAAAAGAATTAATTGATTGTATCCAAGAAGAAAAATCTTGGAATGAAATCTGCACGCAAATCAAACAACCAATGTCGTTGATTGCCGTCGCTTTAAAGAAGTTGAAAGACATTGGTAAGGTGCTAGAAATAGTCAAAAATAACAACATTTACTACACAGCAAACGAACATGAATACCAACGAGAAGATAGTGAATCTATTGGCTAGACGCGATTTATTTGCCCATGAGATAAAGAATATCCTGGGTATTAGCTACGAAGTTCTTTGGGAATCCCTAAAGCAATTAAAAGCAGAAGGAAAAGTTTCCCAATATTTCCGCAACACGCCACCAAGCGCAACCATTTGTTTCTGTTTATCAGGCAACAAAAAATCGATTTTAGTTAAAGACAAAGGAATAAAACCGTGGACTCCAGAGCAATCAAAAAACTCGTATTAGAGGACATCATTAAGACGTTTCCTAATATGAATAATGGACAAATTCAACAGATGGAATCCATATACGCTTATAGTCCTAAATCTGCTATAAGATACTGTCAAGTTATCCAAGATTACATCAACAGAAAACGTAATGGAAGAAACAATGTCAATAGGAATTTACCTATGGAGACTAGGAATAATAGTCATCACAATTGATGCTTTACTGTTGTTCTTGTTGGGAATTGTAGCGTTAATTTACAGGAGAAATCATGATTGAAATAGAAGAGTTTGAAACAACAGAATCAATCACAGAGTCAACATTTATTGAACAATTAATAGCGACATTAAAATGCTGGCAATGGGGCGCAATGCACAGTCCAAAATTCGACGATTTTTATTGGGGATTAAATCAATCTCCCATAGAATTTAATGTCATTGGTGGCAATAGGTTTACGGTGTTTTCCATGACATTTTACAGCCGGATTTGGCTAATGACCTGTATTCCATATTCAGCAATTACGGATTACAGACAAGCCACACAATCAGATATTTCATTGATTTGGAAATAGCTTTATTTTGTCCATAGCTATCGTCTTACCGATAGCTTTACCACCTTACCAAAACTATGATTTACACATCACATTATTCAGGCGAGCAAGTCGGTACAAGCATTGCAATTTCACTACCTCCCCCCGAAGGATGCGAGTTTAGTCCATTGCTATTATTTGCACCATCGGAAGACTTAACAAAGTTCTGGCAATCATCGAATCAAGATGAGATTGCACAACAGAAATACTCTGAAAAATTCAGAGAAGAAATGATAACAAAAGACCAGATTATCAACATTTGGATTAACAAAATTAAGAACGATATAACCCTAAATTGCTATCAAAAACCAGAAGATGCTTGCCGTGTTCAAGTCATTGAGGAAATCATCAAATCAAAAAAACCAGAGTTATGGGGCGGTACAGTCAGTGACCCAATCACCAAACCAACCACACCATCACGACCTACAAAATCAATCAGGGAAATGACATGGGGTGAACTTTTCGGGAATGAATACACAGCGGTTTTTGAGGACAAACCACCACTGCCACCTGTCGCAGTCCTCAAACCCTGGAAGGTAAATGTGGGACAATACGCATTTTATGAAGGGGACTTGGTAAAAATTGTTGGTGGGAATAAAAAAGGGGAATGGCAACTAGAAAGACCACCTGCTGTTAATCCATCCCACGCGCTGCCCGTCCCAAAGCAATGGGTAAAGACTTCAGCGTTGATACAGCCACCAAAGGGACATGATACCTGGACTGACAAAGATTTCAAAAAGGTAAGGACAGCATGAAAAGTTGTACAAACTGCATACATTCAGGATTCCTGATTGAAAAGGACAACGAAATGTATAGCTATGAAGGGGACTGTAACCATCCAAGTGGAAGCCAAGCACCAACGGACAGAGTATGGGATTACACAGAGGATGATAAAGAATATCTAAAGGAAGCACTTGCACCAATATTTACAGAGACGGCTAATAACTGCAAGTATTACAAATCAACGGGAATGTAGTCAGCAAGCGGGTTTACAGCCCGCTTTTTTGTTGCAAACAAAGTTATCGAAATCTTGATAACTTTGCCGATAGAATGAAAAGATCCGCAGTTTTTTCAGAAGAAATGAAAACTTTTATTTACATCCTATTGACGAGTAACCCGTCAATAGGATATGATATTACCAGTCAATTAGGAGAAACATGGCAAACCCAAAGCCCGCCCCCGCGCCGCCGGAGGTTTTGTTTAAGCCTGGATGGGTCACAGGCAAAACCAAGGCTGTCAGAATCCCGACAGCTTTGGAAAAACAGGTTAAAGACATTGCCAGATGTCTTGACCGCAAGCCAAGCATTGCGGATCAAGTTTTGGCATACGCTCAGTCATTATTGGCAGAGTAGTAAAAAATTTTCCCCCGCACTACCGGAAATAGTCGAGGGACGACCCCTAGCCTTAAATCCACAAGGAGCATCTCAATGATAAGAAATTTTCAAATGTCTGTCAATCAGACAGATGTACCATTGCGTCCAAGGAGGATGTAATGGGAAAAATATGTAAGGGCGGAATGCCCGTGTCAGGGTACACAAAGTTACCCAATGAATTGATTCGTAATCAATTCATTGGTGATGGGACTTTTCGTTTCATCGCCTGGATACAATCTCATGCGGACGGATTTACCGTATCCTTTGCCAGCATCAAGGCAAGCTTGGGATATGGTCGAGAAAAATTGAGAACAATTATCAAAGAAGCAGAAGAAAATGGATATCTGCTTAGATTAAAAGTCAAAGATTCCCAGGGGCGTTATGACTGGGACTATTACATATTTGCCGATAAAGAGGAATGCAGCCTCTTTAAAGCCACACATCCAGGGGTGGTTTACCCGTCGGTGGACGAACCACCGACGGGTAAACCAGGGGTGGGTAAACCACCGGTGGACGACCGAGTATATGGTTCATCCGTCGGTGGATGCGACCCCCCACATAAGAAGAACATAAATTCAGAAGACAAAAAA